TACAACGCATCCGACGTTACTAAGCGAAACAGAAATGGACAAACAGCGTCTGGACTATATTCTCTTTTTATCCCAATGGAGTGGAACTACGAAGGATTTATTGATGAGCACGGAAGCCCAGTCTTCAATACTCCGAGTGATGAAGTCTTTGACCCCCATGGAGAGTTAATAGATGTAGGTGTAATAGACAATTGGCAAAATGAAGCTGATGGTTTAAAAGGTGATCAAGACGCATTAAATGAGTTTTACAGACAGTTTCCAAGAACTACTGAGCACGCGTTTAGAGATGAAACAAAAAATAGTATATTTAACTTAGTAAAAATATACGAACAAATAGATTACAATGAAGAAATGTCTAGAACATTAGGCATTACAAAAGGTAATTTCCAATGGGTTAATGGTATAAAAGATTCAAGCGTTATATTTTATCCAGATCCAAAAGGTAGATTTAAAATAAGTTGGGTACCACCACAGCATTTGCAAAATAAAGTTGTAATTAAAAATGGTATTAAATGGCCTGGTAATGAACATATGGGTGGTTTTGGCTGTGACTCGTATGATATATCAGGAACTGTAGACGGTAAAGGCTCTAAAGGCGCTTTACACGGTTTAACTAAGTTTAGCATGGAAGACGCACCAGCTAATCAATTTTTTTTAGAGTATTTAGCTAGACCACAAACAGCAGAAATATTTTTTGAAGATGTGTTAATGGCATTAGTGTTTTATGGTATGCCTTTACTTGCAGAAAACAACAAGCCTCGTTTATTGTATTATTTAAGACGTAGAGGTTATAGAGGTTTTAGTATGAATAGACCAGATAAAATATGGAATAAATTATCTACAGCTGAAAAAGAAATAGGTGGTATACCAAATTCAAGTGAAGATATAAAGCAAGCTCACGCGGCTGCTATTGAAATGTATATTCAAGGTCACGTGGGTATGAATGCTGATGGTCAGTTTGGTAATTGTTATTTTAATGAACTTTTAAATGACTGGGCTAAATTTGATATAAATAAAAGAACAAAGCATGATGCGTCTATAAGCTCTGGTTTAGCTATTATGGCTAACAATAGACATTTATACGCTCCAAATGCAAAGGTAGAAAAACCTAAACTAAATATAAGTATTGCTAAATATGAAAACAAAGGCAGTATGTCAAAATTAATTAAAAAATAAATATGATTGTAAAAAGTTATTTTCCTTCTCAAGTCGTAAGTGATCTGGAAAAAATGAGCTATGATTATGGTTTGAAAGTAGCAAAAGCTATTGAAGCTGAGTGGTTTCATACTGAAAGAGGTAGTAATAGATACCAAACTAACCATAATAATTATCACAATTTAAGATTATATGCTAGAGGCGAGCAATCAATACAAAAGTATAAGGACGAGTTATCTATTAATGGTGATTTGTCCTATCTTAATTTAGACTGGAAACCAGTACCTATTATACCTAAATTTGTTGACATAGTTGTAAACGGTATAGCTGAACGTACTTATGATATAAAAGCATATTCACAAGATCCATATGGTGTTAGCAAAAGAACAGAATATATGGATGGTATATTAGCTGACATGAGAGCTAAAGAATTAAACGAATTTGCTGAAGAAGCTTTTGGTATAGATCTTACTGAAAGTAAAGCAGAAGTTTTACCTGATAGCGAAGAAGAATTACAACTGCATATGCAACTTAGTTATAAACAAGCTGTAGAAGTAGCAGAAGAACAAGCTATAAATACTCTTTTAGAAGGTAGTAAATATGAGTTAATAAAAAAACAATTTTACTATGATCTTACAGTTTTAGGTATTGGCGCTGTTAAAACTTCTTTTAATACTTCAGAAGGTGTAGTTGTTGATTATGTTGATCCAACTGATTTAGTTTATTCTTACACTGAATCACCTTATTTTGATGATATATATTACGCTGGTGAAGTAAAAAATATACCTATAAACGAACTTGTAAAACAATTTCCACATTTAACACAGGAAGAATTAGAAGATATAGTTAAAAATAAAAATTATAACAAAACTAATTATAACCAAGGTTATAGTTATAGCGAAGAAGATACAAATAAAGTTCAAGTTTTATATTTTAATTATAAAACTTACATGAACGAAGTTTATAAAGTAAAAGAAACAGGAACAGGCGCAGATAAAATATTACCAAAAGATGACACGTTTAATCCACCGCAAGATAATAACTTTGGTAAATTACATAGATCTATAGAGTGTTTATATGATGGTGCTTTAATACTAGGTACTGATAAATTACTTAGGTGGGAAATGGCTAAAAATATGATGAGGCCAAAAAGTGATTTTACTAAAGTAAAAATGAATTATGCTATAGTTGCACCGCGTATGTATAAAGGGCGTATTGAATCTTTAGTACAGCGTATAACTGGTTTTGCTGACATGATACAGCTTACACATTTAAAGCTACAACAAGTATTATCACGTATGGTTCCAGATGGTGTTTATCTTGACGCTGATGGTCTTGCTGAAATAGATTTAGGTAATGGAACAAACTATAGTCCGCAAGAAGCTTTAAATATGTTTTTTCAAACAGGTTCTGTTATTGGTAGATCGTTTACAAGCGAAGGTGATATGAATCCTGGTAAAGTACCTATACAAGAAATAACAAGCGGTAGCGGTGGTAATAAAATGCAGGCGTTAATAGGCAATTACAATTATTATTTACAAATGATAAGAGATGTAACTGGTCTTAACGAAGCTAGAGATGGTAGTACGCCAGATAAAAATGCTTTAGTTGGTATACAAAAAATGGCAGCAGCAAATAGTAATACAGCCACAAGACACATACTACAAGCAGGTTTATTTTTAACACAAGAAGTTGCAGAGTGTCTGTCACTTAGAATATCAGATATTATAGAGTACTCGCCAACAAGAGATGCGTTTATACAAGCTATAGGTACTCATAATGTTGCGACTTTAGAAGAAATGCAAAACTTGCATTTATATGACTTTGGTATATTTATAGAACTAATGCCTGATGAAGAAGAAAAGGCAATGCTTGAAAACAATATACAAATGGCATTACAACAACAAATAATAGAACTTGCAGATGCAATTGATCTTAGAGAAATTAAAAGTGTAAAATTAGCAAATCAATTATTAAAATTAAGAAGAGAAAAAAAGTTGCAAAAAGATCAAATGATGCAACAGCAAAATATGCAGATGCAAGCACAGACCAACATGCAAACACAACAAGCTGCTGCTGAATTAGAAGTTCAAAAAGAAATGGCTAAAGCACAAGCAGAAGCGCAACTTGAACAAATGAAAGCACAATTAGAAGCTCAAAAACAAGCTCAAGAAGTTGAGTTTAAAAAACAACTAATGGAGCTAGAGTTTCAAATGAATATGCAATTAAAAAGCATGGAAGTTGAAGGTCAAAAGTCAAAAGAAAAAGAAAAAGAAGATCGTAAAGACGAAAGAACTAGAATACAAGCTACACAACAAAGTGAGCTTATTGATCAAAGAAATAATAAAAAACAACCTAAAAACTTTGAGTCCGCAGGTAATGATATATTAGGAGGTGGATTTGATTTAGGCGTCTTTGATCCTAGATAACAATTATTAATTATTATTATATTATATTATGGAAGAAAACGTAGAAAATGTAGTTGAAGAAACTACACAAGCAACTGAACAACCAGTTGAAGAAACTAAAAAACCAAATGTTAATGAAGACGGCGATTACGTTGTTGATTTAAGTAAACCAAAAACAGATGAAGTTAAAGAAGATAACGCTGACGACAGCAGAGTGGTTGAGCTCGTTGAAGATGCCGACACCACAGAAAAACAAGAAGAAGTACAACCGGAAGAACAAGCACAAGAAACTCCAGTATTAGAAGAAATTACTGAAGAAGAGGTTCAAGAGCAAACAGAAGAATTAGCTGAAGAGGTCGAAGAAGCTATAGAACAAGCTCAAGAAACCGGGCAAGCAATACCTGAGAATTTACAAAAAGTTGTAGATTTTATGGAAGAAACTGGTGGTACATTAGAAGACTACGTACGTCTTAACCAAGATTATTCTAGTTATGACGATATGACAGTATTAAGAGAGTATTATAAACAAACTAAAAAACATCTAACTGATGATGAAGTGACTTTTTTAATTGAAGATTCATTTTCTTACGACGAAGAAGAGGACGATGCAAGAGAAATAAGAAAAAAACAAATAGCGTTAAAAGAGCAAGTTGCCAACGCTAAAAGCCACTTAGACGGGCAAAAGTCTAAATACTATGAAGAAGTTAAAGCTGGTTCTAGGTTAACTACCGAACAACAAAAAGCTGTAAACTTTTTTAATAGATACAACAAAGAAAGCGAAGAGAATAAAAAAATAGCGGACAAACAAACTAATACTTTTAAATTAAAAACTCAACAAGTTTTTAACGATAAATTCAAAGGTTTTGAATATAAC